GTAATCCTCGATCCAATTAGAAATATATTTGTGCAAGGCGATAATGCAAAAGTTATAAACAGTAAGAAGCAGTATAGTCCAAATGCAGGTGATTCAGCTAATCCTACTGCTGCTGGCTATGTAACTACTAACTTTAGTCAACACATCTACTGGCCGTTAAGACATCAATTTGGTTTAACAGATTCTAGTTATGCATCAATTTATGCTAACGTCGCTCAAGTACTTGATAATGCAACAAACCGTCAAGTATGGGTACCGTTTAGCGGATTCGCTGCTGCGGCAATGGGGAATACGGATGCAAACTTCCAGCCATGGTTTGCACCTGCAGGGTTTACACGCGGCACGTTAGTAGGTGTAAATGATCTTGGTGTTTATCCTAAGCAAAAGCAGCGGGACCAACTTTATAAAATAAGTCTAAACCCGGTTGCATTTTTCCCTATTGAGGGTTTTGTAATTTACGGTCAAAAGACAACTCTCAAGAAGCCAAGTGCGTTTGATCGTATTAATGTTCGCAGATTGTTCTTGACCTTGGAAACATTAACACGCAATACGGTAAAATATTTTGTATTTGAGCCTAACACACTCTTTACTCGCACACAAGTAATTAATACATTAACACCTATATTTGAAAATGCTAAGAATACAGATGGGGTTTATGACTATCTGATTATTTGTGATGAACGTAACAATACACCCGATGTTATTGATAATAACGAACTAAAGGTAGATCTCTACTTGAAGCCAGTACGTACAGCAGAGTTTATATTAGTAAGCTTCTATGCTACACGTACTAGTCAAAACTTCCAGGAGCTCCTAGCCTAAGGAATAAATAACTAGTCATGCCAGCAATTAAACAGACAATAGCAGATTTTTACAGAATAGCTGCAGCTCGTGATTTCCAGCGTGATATTCATTTTAGAGTATTGAGTATCTCCCCTGGTGGAACGACAACTACATTTGATGAGAATGACTTAGTATACGCTCGAGCAGCCACCCTGCCTTCTAGAGCTATTAATATTAATGAAGTAAAATATATGGGATTAAACTTCAATATTCCAGGTGTTGCTTCATATCCTAATAGTAGTAATTATGCATTACAATTCTTTAATGATGCTAAAAATAACATAAGAACAAAATTTGAAACATGGACAAGGGATACATTTAATGATGTAAATAGTACAGGTAATTATTTCACACCTACACAGTCCAGTACAATAGATCTTATACAATTGGACAATCAGCTTGAAAAAGTAGCGCAGTATCAACTAGTAGGTGTTAGTATTAAAGAAGTAGGCGATATTAAGTATGACTTTACCGGTAGCGGTGCGCCTGTTAACTTTAACGTATCGATGTCTTATCATTATTTCGTCAAAAAAGACTAACCGTAATTTTATAGTCTTTATTAAATATATACATGCCCGGCGGTCTAGGAAACCCATTAACTGATGCCTTTACAGGGTTAACCAACAACTTTGTAGGTATAGGCAGAGGGACTAACCCTCTATCTCAACCTCAAATAACCAATTTATTTGGTTTTAATATTCCCGGTGTTCCGCTCATTTCTACGAGAGATTATTTTCTTTTACAAATGGAAAGTTGGTTAACTTCTATACCCACTCAAAGTCAATGGATAGCTATTATTGATTCCTATCCAGCGGCATTAAACAATCAAATACTACAGAATTTAGAAAGAACCGATGGTGCTAGGCAGGGGTATAATATAGACCAGGCAAAAAGTATACTTACTAGCTTTCCATTACAAAAAGTTATAGGATGTGTTTTTGCACAAGGAGTAGATATCCCTACAGAAGGATTTGAAATTAACAATATTAATATAGAAAATAATAGAGGGTTTATTCAGGGTGTTGCTGCGGGAGACAGATACGCTTATAATCAAAATAGATTAATTTTAACGTTTTTAGAGACTAATACTAGTTTTATAGACTTTGTCATTAGACCTTGGATAATAATGGCTAGTCATTTCGGGCTTGTAGCTAGACCGGGTGATGTACCGGGATCTAAGGACAAACTTAATATGAAATCAATTATTACGCTCTTATTTTATACTAGAAGCTATCAGAATATAAGTCAAATACCTAGAAAAGTTTTTACCTTTTATAATTGTGTGCCTCATGCCGTGGTTGATCAACCATATAATTATGATAAAGACGGAATAGCTAGCTATTCAACCTATTGGACCTATACTAATTATACTATTCAAAACAGCTTATATTTCCCACTTCCCAATATTATTAACAGAGTACAAGGTATAGTAAATGGGTCTAACATACCTCAAATTTCGCCTCTACAAAATGCCGGTCAAAATGGTACTAATATCTTTAATGCAGCTGGATTCTTTTAATGAAACGTTTCAATCTCTTATGCTGGATACCTAGTAAAAAGGATTATTTTAGAATAAAAGAACTAACATTACTACAGTATGAACTTATATTAAAATATATTCTTAATAATGATGATGAAGGGCTTGAAAATTGTTTCGAAGAAATAATCAAATTAAATTTAGGTATAAGAGACTTAAATAAATTTGATAAATGGTTTATACTTTCTTTTTTAAGAGCAGTCTGTATTTCTCCAGTAAGTGTTTATAAAGTTAAGACTAGAGATAACACTACCGCCATAGCAGATATATCTATATTAGAAATGCTTGAAAAAATATCAGATAAATCTTTTAAAGAAAAAATTTTTATAGAAACTTCCGATTTAAAATTAGTATTTACTATTCCTCAAAATTTTTATTCAAAAAATATTCTTAAAGAATGTTTTTCTGCTGCATATTATAATAATACACTATTAAATTTAAATAGTAATGAAAAAGACATAATTTTAGATAAAATGTCTAGTGCTTTTAAGCAATTAATAAAAAACAATATTTCTAAGGAGTATGATGACATTAATTTTAAACTTATATCAAGACTAGAAGAATTTAATATAAAAGTACCGTACTTTAAATTGACCGATAATACCTTATTTGATCATGTAAAGAGACTTTATTCTGTATGGTCCAACGTATTACAGGAGAAAAAATACATATTAATAGGTAAAATAGGATTTAGTCTAAATGATATACATTATATGACCCCGCTAGAATGCGAAGTATATATCAATCATTATAAACAAGAACAAAAAGTTATTTCTAAAAAATTAAAATCCCCATAAACAAAATACTGAATAAATAATATATGGATTTAGAAACTCAACAAGAGCAATTAGAAGAGGCTAATAAGCTAAACAATATTTTAATCTCAATAGAGAAACAAAACTCATTGTTAAATGAATTATCTAAAAATAGTCAAAAGTCTAAGCCTTTAAATACTATTACTTTAGAAAAACCAGATCTAGATATAAAGAGTAAGGATACAGAAAGTAAGCAAATAGAAAAACCGGAAAAACAAGAAGTAAATTTTTCAATAAAGGAAGAAATAAAATCTAATGAATTAAACCAAGAGAATAATGAAGAGGCGAAATTAGATGAAGAAGAAAAAATTAATAATTTAGAAAATAATCAAGAGTATGATTTAACCAAAAAGCCAGTAAAAATACCCGTAGAAATTAATGATTTAGAAAATAATCAAAAGGAAGATTTGACTAAAATACCTGCAAAGGTACCTTACAGCATAAAATCTACTGCTATAGATCAAAAAATTCCTGATTGGTTCAATACAGTAAAGGAGCAATTAAATGATTTAATTTCTAATAGCAATATAAATGTAGAGGATGAGATAGTAGAAGAAAATATAAAGGAAAATATAAGTGCGGAGCAAGAAAAAGAAGAAATGCCGGAACCGATTAAAAAAGAAAATTTTAAAAATTTAGAAAATTTAGAAAAAAATGATGTTCAGGAAAAATTAGTAGATAATTTAAATAACCAACCTGCCATATCAGAAATAAAATTAAATAAAAATACAAGCGTAATAACAGAGAAAATCATAGAGAAATCAGATAATAATCGTCAAGAAATAGAAAATTTAAAAGAAGAATCTAATTTAGAAATACCTACCGAAAAAGAAAATATAGATAATATTAAGATAGAAGAAGAAGTAAAGCCTCAAATAAGCATAACTCTAAAAAACAATACTATTAACAAAAAAATAAAAGATGAAATTTCTGATATTGAAAGTTCTGAACCGATAGAAGAGCTGCCTGTTGTAGAAGACAAGGATACTTTAGAAATAGATTCAGCCGACAATAATAAAGACAACAATATAAAAGAAGAGTCCCTAAACAATATTCTAGAAAATAATCCCGTTGAGAATAGAAATCAAGAAAACAATAAAAATATAGATTTAGAACAATCTACTCCACAAGAGGCTAGTTTTACAACCGAGGAGATTTCAGAAGCACCTATAGATTCTAATAATTCTTTAGAATCTTTAGTTTCCGAAATATCTAAACAATTATCCCAGTTAACAAATAATAATGATAAAAACTTTTTGAATATAGCTAATATTATGATGGGTATTAACAATACATTGAGGTCAATGAATAATAATTTAAATAATATAGTAAATAATAATGTATTTGTTAATGAAGAGAGCAGCAGCTCTATCGGTAAATCTACTGATAATTTTAATGAATCTAATTTGCAAAGATATAGACAGCAAATTAGAAATTCAGATATGATAAACGAAGTAGCTACGAGAGTACTGAGGCATAGCATACCTGGAGTGACTTTATGATATTATACGATTTCGAAACAACACCAGCCCCGCAATCTCAGCCAAACAAATTTTATAGTGGGGCTCCAAGATTAGTACCTGCAGGTACCGGGGCAGGTAATTTTAATAATATAACAGGCGGTCTCTTTTCTGGTAGTAATAATTTTATTGCACAGCAAACTGGTACCGGTTCTACAATAGATGTAATTTATGATTTTCAATGGACAACTACTCCTAAAAAAGGCAGATATGAAGTACCAGAAATACAGTTGAGAGAAAAAAGACTTAAGACAAACGCTCTTATTGCTCAGGCATTGTATTACTCAGGTACAGTTGCCGGTGCACTTCAATCTGGTATTACTGCATTTAGCAATCTCACTCAAGGCCAGGCACAGGCATTTGGGTTTACAGCAGGTGCGGCAGCTGGAGCTAAATTCGGCGATAGTCTAGGTCCATTAGGAAAATTGCTTGCTACGGCTGTAGGCGGATTTACCACTGGGGGAATTTTCGGCTCTTTAGGTAACTCTCCTACTCAACAAACTGCTGTAGATGCTTTGCAAGGGGGATTAGGAAAGATATCAGATTTAGCAGGCGGTCTCTTGAGTCAGCTTCCTTCAAATTTAAATATTGAGGGGCTAGGAAGTGATGTTTTACAAGCGTATGAGGGCCTTTATATAACTGAAGATACTAGATTTTTGTATAGAATGCCATACTTTAGTAATAATCAAAACAATGTAAATAATAGTTTTGGTGAAAATGATCGTATCTTAAACAATACAGCTTTTAATTATGAGTATGGGCCTTTTGGTTTTTTTAGTCAACTGAAAGATATAACTCTAGATTTAGCTAAAACTGTTTCAAGAAATGTAAATATTTTTGAACCGGGAATTTATATAGAAAAACCTAAATTTTACGAATTTCAGTCTTCAGGAACACCTATAAGCTTTGCTTTTCCTCTTATTAATACTGGTCACTCTACATTTGAAGATGTTCTTAATAATTGGCAATTATTATTCATGCTTACATACCAAAATAGACCCAATAGAAAAACTAGAGATTTAATAGACCCTCCTTGTATATATGAAATTACTATACCAGGTGTAAAGTATTTTCCTTTTGCTTATATAAGTAAAATGTCTATAAGCTATATTGGCAATAGAAGAAAAATGTATTTAACTGTACCAGTTCAAGGTGGGGGTGTTCCTATAGATACAATAGTACCCGATGCGTATGAAGTTTCTATAACTCTTACACCACTGATTGCAGAGTCTCAGAATTTCTTATACTCAATGTTAACTGATAAGCAACAATTAATAAATGTTTATAGTACTAGAAGACCTGCTGATGATATAAGAAACTTTGTAGGCAATACAACTATATGAATACTTTAATTGACGGTACTTCTGCATTAGGTTTTTTTAGAAACGACATAAACAGTTTATTTAATTTATCAGAAAATGCTTATGAAAATATATTTAGAATGTATTCAACTAATGAAAATCAGCTATATTATAATATTTTAAACAATATTATTCTACCATTAGATATATTAAATTCTTTCTTTTATATTGTAAAAGTTACTAGAAAAACTGCATGGACGGTAATTAGTTATAATGAATACAAAACAATGAATCTGTGGTGGCTTATATGTTTGGTAAACAATATAAACAATCCTATAGATTATCCGGTACCCGGTACGCAGTTAAAAATTATATATCCACAATATGTTAAAACTATATTAGACGAAATTAACAATAAGGTTAATTTATGAGTGTAAATCTTTATAATAATTTAACTTTCAATAAAACACCACCCATAGCTAGAATACAGGACACTGATTATAGCTATGAAGCGATTATTTTTAATTCAGATGGAATTGAATTTAAAATAAATCCTAATGCTATAGCTGACTTTAAAATAGTTGATGAATTAGAAAAATTTTATCATTACGGTTTTATTACTTTTAAAAATGATCATGATGTTCTTGAATCTATTGAAACCGTTGATGCAGATAACAATACAAAAATGTTTAACCCATATATTTTTAGGGGAGACGGTAGAGACTTTTTAAGGGTAAGCATAAAGCCTACTAAGCAAGAAGGCGACCTATTAACAGGTAGTTCTAAAAAAGATGATGAGTTTAAATTGAGCTTTATTTTTTCTATTTACGATTATGAAGATTTATTTGGTGAAAATAGAGGTGAGAAATTTAAAAAATTATATTTTTGGGATTTTACATATCAAATTTTAACGGAAAGAAATTCACACTTTACAACTAGTAAATATTCAAAAGGTCTATCTGATAGTGATAGAAGCATTTATACAGGTGAAGCAATAAAAAATTTATTAACCGAAATATTTAAAGAAGAAATACAGGGTAAAATAGAATTTAATACGGGTTTTGATAAAGGCAGTTCTAAGATTTTTTATTCTTCCCCTGCAGGATTTAAAGCTATAGATGATTTAAATTATCTACTAGATCGTCACGTAAGTAGCAAAGAGACTGATTATTCACCCTGTATTTTTAAAAAAGATAGAAATAGTAAATTTTCATTATTACCATTAACCACCTATTTTAATAAAGCATTTTATAAAGGAAACGAAAGATTAGGAAATTTAGGCGGAGAATTTTTAATAGAAAACTTTGTCATGGGTAAGCAAGACAGTTCAGACCGAGGAAATAATAATTCTCCTACTAGAAACCCGGGCATCTCATTATTTTGTTCTAATTTAGCAGATTATTCTTATGTTGAAAACTATAATGTATCCAATATGACAGCTGACGATACTCAGAGTAATATGATATCATATTATGTACACAACTATGATCATAATTCAAAACTTTTTACTATAGAGTCAAATGAGAATTCTTTTGAAACTAATAATAAAATCTATAATAAAAATATAGTTAATTTTATGAAAGGTAGAGCGGGTAAAAGCCCGTCATCTAATATGAATACAAATTTATTTAGAAAGGAAAATAAAAATTTAAAACATGTCTATAATAATAGTACCTCTTCAGAACAAAGACTCAATTCTGGTAGAAATAAATTCTTATTAAGCTCAATTTTTATGAATACTGCAATATCTTTTAGAACCAACGGTAATGTTAGAAGACAGTCTGGTAGATTTGTAACTATTCAAAGAAATAATGCTCAATCTGACAGTAGTTTTGACAACAAAGTAATGGGTATTTATATGATAACAAATATCGTTCATTCATTTACTAATGGAGGATATCAGAATTATATAGTCTGTACCAAAGCCTATAATATGGATGATAATAAATTAACTAGCAATATATTATGAATAAAGAAAAAACATTAGATCCAGAAATTTTAAATCTTAACTTATTCTATAAAAAAGATTTCTACAATAAAGCATGTAATTTTTTAAGCACTGTTAGTAATTATTCTATGCAGTTGCAGACTGCTATAGATTATCAAAAAACTATAGTTGCAAATGATGTAATTACGTCTCAAGCAGAATTTTTTAATAAGTTAAATTCTGATCTAGATAATTATGATGCACAATTTGCAGTATTTTGGGTAAAGAAGTACAACGCTTCTCTTAGCCGGGTAAAAACAGAAATTGCATTAAAGGGAGGCAATAACAAATATTTTAAAGTTTTAAGTGATAGCGTTGGCTCTTTAGGTAGAATAGAGAATTATTATGATG